GATATGATCCGACACCTAACGCAACTGCGTTTCCAAATGATACTGAAGGAGCCTATGACGGCATGCTCGTCGTCCGTTCCGAGCTTAAGAGTGTTTGCAGTCATCATCACCAACCTGTTACAGGCGTTGCATATATTGGTATTATTGCTGGTCCCAAACTCATCGGACTTTCTAAATACACCCGAATTGCCCAATGGTGCGCTCGTCGTGGAACGCTACAAGAAGAGCTTTGCATGGACATTGCACGAGAAATTGAATTTGCAACTGGAAGTAAGGATGTGGCTGTATATATCCAGGCCACCCATGGATGCTGCGAGAATAGAGGAATTATGGCACACAGTAGTCTCACCCAGACCACAGTGTTAAGAGGTGCATTTAAAGACGATCAGAGCACCAAGAAAGAATTTTTTGATAACATCAAGCTTCAACAAGAATTTGCACCAAGATAAGGAGACTATAATGGAATATGCTTTAACTTATAAAACACCAGCAGAAATCAACAGCGGCATGATTCGTGTTTACAATAACATGGCATTGGCTGTTGTGACTAGTATGATTGTAAGTGCCTTGGTATCTTCAAATGCTGCCTTGATGGCATTTTTATTTACAGGTATAGTGAAATGGATTGTGGTATTTGCACCATTGGCTGCAATCTTTGCTGTAGGTTACGTACTTGGTAATAATCCAAGTAAGTCCACTGCTATACTTTGTTTACATGGTTTTGCAGCTCTAATGGGATTGAGCTTTGCAACCATTTTTGTAATTTATACAGCCGCTAGTATTGCCAGTGCGTTTTTCGGTGCAGCAATTTTATTTGTGACTATGAGTGGGTATGGGTATTTTACAAAACAAAGTTTAGATAGCGTAGGAAAGTACTTGATTGTGGCTTTAATCGCTATTATTATCACAAGCATCGTAAATATCTTTATAGGATCAAGTCTACTTCAAACCCTAATTAGTGCCGCAGCAGTTGTTATTTTCTTAGGCCTAACAGCATATGATACTCAAAAGATTAGAGAGCAATTAATGGAATCTGACGGTCCTGCAATTGAAGTTATGGGTGCTCTTACCCTTTACTTGGATTTTATTAATTTATTTCTAAGTTTACTTCACTTGTTTGGAGATAGGAAAGAATAAAAAATAAATGTCTGATAATAATAATAACAACGACGATGTAAAAGCTAATTTAAAAAAATTTAAACCAAAAAAACCTAAACTAGCAGTACCAGAAGAGTTTTTGAAAGGCGCAAATAGTTATGATGATAAACTAATGTTAGTAAAATACTTGACAGAAAAAGAAAAAGGCCGAGTGTTGCTAATTTTCAAAAAAATGATTTCATCGGGAATGGAAGAATCCAAAAAGAAAAAAGGATTGAAATGAGGAAGATTGCCATTTTTGGTTTTTTTCTCATTTCAATGACTATGGCCTTGCGTCTAGGCAATTTTTTTGCTATACTAGTTTTAAGTTTAGTTTTCCTTGTACTTTACGATCTAGCCGAACAACTTGACGGAGATAATCAATGACTTGGTGGCAAGTTTCAACTAAAGAAAAAAAATCTGTATTTGAACACGAATTATATCAAAAAGATGATTATGTAATTAGACGTGTGTCTGGCTTTCGTTGGGGCACAATACTAATTAATACCGAAGATGACGATCCGCCTGTACTAGAACAAACGGATGGTCCTAGTGCAGACGGTGTTGATATGTACAACACTGATTATGACTATGAACTAGATAGCCTAGATGATGGTTGGTATGAGGATTATATCTTCCCGGACGACATGCCCGAAGATGAGCGTGATAGGCTACTAGAATTAATAAACGAGTTAGGCGCTTATGAGGCATTAGAAATTGAAGAAGGATGGGAACAGTACGATACTGAATGTTGGTTCCATGGCCCATTAGATATTTTGAAGTCCGATTGGCAAATGCCCGGCGACGAAGAATGGATCAAAGCTGAAATCACGCCAGAACTACAAAATCATTTTCAACAAGCACTAGGAAATTTAGACGACGAAGCACCAAAACCTCAACCAGTCTGGCCATTCCCAGACCCTAAAGACAAGGAGTAATATGAAACTCAATGAAAAACTTGCTAAAGTAAACGACAGCTTTTCTATTAACATGTATGACAATGGATTTATGTTAGAAATAAGTGGGCGCGACGATAATGGTGATTGGGCAACTGCTAAAATTCTATGTAAAGACATGGATGAATTAATTGGTTTAATTAAAGAAGCGTCTGTTTTGGAGAGAGACTAATGAAACAGTTAGTTATTTCCGATGCAGAGTTTAAGAGTCTTGTACATAAACTCTGCCGAGATATTACTAATAGTGATTGGCGACCTGATTACGTGGTAGGATTGACTCGTGGCGGATTAGCAGCAGCAACAATGATAAGCCATTATTTTGATGTACCAATGGAGACTCTTAAACCGCGATCAGAAAGTAACTGTTGGATGGCCGAAGACGCTTTTGGATACGTACCAAAAGACGAAAGAGGATCAGGCAATGCTGACACTGATCCTGCCTATCGTAAGAAGATATTAATTGTAGATGACATAAACGATACTGGTGCTACACTTGAGTGGATAAGGCAAGATTGGACCAGTGGTTGTTTGCCTAATCATGCTGCCTGGAATGTTATTTGGAACAGTAATGTAAGATTTGCTGTACTCATAAACAACGAAGATAGTCCTTACGAAAAAATTGATTACAGCGGACGCAATATTAATAAACTTGATGATCCTTGTTGGATAGTTTTTCCTTGGGAAAATTGGTGGCAAAGTTGAGAGTATAAATACTGTACTACACAGCGGCCTTTAGGTCTTTCATCCCGCTTTACAAATTCTGCAAGCCTATGTTAAAATATAATATAGGAGAATTCAATGTATCTTAACGAAACATATCCATCAAGAGTTTACAAATACACCAGCACCAAAGAATATCACGACGCATTTCCGTGTGCATATCGTCAGTGGCGTGCTGACAGTCATTGCAATCTAATCCACGGTTATAGTTTTTCAATGAAATTTTTCTTTGGCACAGATCATTTAGATGTGCGCAATTGGGCCGCTGACTATGGTGGTCTCAAAGAACTCAAGACGATTTTAGAAGATCAATTTGATCATACGCTTATTGTTGCCCAAGATGATCCAGAAATGGCAACCTTCCAACTGCTACAAGAAAAGAATATGGCCAAGATTGTTGTGCTGCCTCGTTTAGGTTGCGAAGGTCTAGCTGATATGCTATACAAATATGTAAACGGAGTTTATATCCCTGACATGTGGGGGCCTAGTGAAGCAAAACGACTTTGGTGCTATAGAGTAGAAGTAAGAGAAACACAGAGCAATATGGCTTTCAGAGAAGGCCATAGAGAATGGAACGAGGATTTGTTTGCATGAGTAAAATCAAAGTAGCAGAACTATTTTATTCAATACAAGGCGAAGGTAGATACATGGGTGTGCCTAGTGTATTCCTTCGCACATTTGGTTGTAACTTTCGATGTGCTGGATTTGGCATGCCTCGGGGACAATTAAGCGAGGAAGCAAATAAAGTAACCCCTGACCAATATACCAAGTACGAAGAACTACCGTTAGTAAGCACTGGATGTGATAGTTACGCAAGTTGGGATCCAAGATTCAAAGATCTAAGTCCCATGTTAGAGTCTGATGCCATTGTCGATCGGATTATGGAAATACTTCCACACGGCGAATGGCGCGATGAACACTTGGTAATCACTGGCGGCGAACCATTGCTAGGATGGCAACGAGCATACATTGATCTACTAGAAAACCCTAGTATGCGTTCGCTAAAAGAAATAACATTCGAAACGAACGGTACACAAAAACTTACAGATGAATTAAAAACTTGGATACATCGTAACTGGCATCATTACAAAGGGTTTAATACATTCACATTTAGTGTTAGTGCTAAACTTCCGTGTTCGGGGGAGGCATGGAAGGATGCGATTCGTCCGGATATCATCAAAGAGTATGATGAATACGGATATGTATATCTAAAATTTGTAGTTGCAACAGATGAAGATGTTGAAGATGCATTAAAAGCAGTTCAAGAATATAGAGATGCAGGATTTGAAGGGCCGGTATACTTAATGCCAGTTGGCGGCGTTGAGAATGTATATACATTAAACAATCGCAGAGTAGCAGAACTAGCAATGCGTAATGGATTAAGATATTCTGATAGATTGCAGGTGCCATTATTTAAAAATGAGTGGGGAACATAATGTTTGATTGGTTAAAGAAAAAGCCAGAACCTAAGTTAGAAACACCGCGTGTAAAATCTAAAACAAAGACACCAAAAGAGTTAGCTACTGAAGCAGGCGAACCTTACATTAACATTATAAGTGTCGAGTTAGATCCAGATGATATTGGTAACGGAAGCTTTGAACTAGATTGGAATGATGTTTTTGTTGCTAGATTGGTCAAAGCCGGTTATATGCAAAAGAAAGATGATACCGACGATCAAATTGTGGATAGATGGTTTCAAAGTATTTGTCGTAACATTCTAAACGAAAATTATGAGCAATGGGAAGCTAATCAACCTTATGATACAAGACCACGCAGAGTTGATCGTAATGATTTAGGTAATGGAAGGACTGAAATAAGTTAATGGAAACAATTCCTGTATACAAATAATGATTCTTTACGTGAACGGAGACAGCCATAGTGCCGGTGCCGAAGCAGTGAACCCAGCATGTTTTATAGTTGATAATTGGAAATATAATTATAATAATGATGTAAAAAACTCTTTTGAATTTTGGAAAGATGAAATTAACTGGGCTCCATATCCTGATAATCTAAATGTTTCGTATGGTCAAATTTTAGCAAATAGACTTGGCGCACAATTACATTGTCATGCAAGGTCAGCAGGATCAAACGATAGAATAATAAGAACAACATATGAGTACCTAAATGATCATATACCTGATTTTATTTTAATAGGTTGGAGTACTTGGGAACGCGAAGAATGGTATAATGACGAAGATCGCGAGTGGTATCAGGTAAATGGGTCAGGAATAGACAGTGTTCCTGAAAAATGGACTAACCGTTACAAGAAGTATGTAACAGAGATTGATTGGAACACGAAGTTAGAAGAAGCACATGAAAAAATTTGGAACTTTCATCAAGACTTAAAGAATAAAAGTATACCTCATTTATTTTTTAATTGTCATCTTACATTTTACGACCTACTTAAAAACAATAAAGATTGCTATAAAGATTGGGGTCCGAACTATATTTTTCCATATTCCGAAACATTCAGTTATGGAAAATATCTAATTCAAGCAGGCATTAATCCAAATAAATGGTATCATTTTGGTCCGGACGGTCATTTAAAATGGGCAGACTACTTGTTACCTCACTTGACTGCATTATTATAATATGCTACTATTAACGCATGAGATATCTTATTGTAGACACCGCAAACACATTCTTTCGTGCTCGCCATTCAGCAAGCCGCCAATCGGATACGTGGGATAGGTTAGGATTCGCTATCCATGTTACCCTCGGTTCGGTTAATAAGGCTTGGCGGGATCAGAAAGCCGATCATGTGGTATTCTGTTTGGAGGGACGGTCATGGCGAAAAGATTATTACGAGCCGTACAAAAAGAATCGTGCTGTCGCTCGTGCAGCACTCACCGAAGCGGAACAAGAAGAGGACCGACTATTCTGGGAAGCGTTTGATAACCTTAAGACATTCTTGCAGGAAAAGACTAATTGCACAGTTCTTCAACATCCAGAACTTGAAGCAGATGATCTTATTGCAGGATTCATACACGAACACCCCAATGACAATCACGTTATTATTTCCTCAGACACAGATTTCTATCAGTTACTGGCGCCGAATGTACAGCAATATAATGGTGTTGCCGATGAACTCCACACGCTAGAGGGCATTCTTGACAAGAAAGGTAAACTGGTAATTGATAAAAAGACCAAAGCACCAAAAGTAATACCTGATCCGCAATGGATCCTGTTTGAGAAGTGTATGCGCGGAGATCCGACAGATAACATCTTTTCCGCCTACCCGGGCGTTAGGACCAAGGGCAGTAAAAACAAAATTGGACTACTAGAAGCATACAGTGATCGTGACAAAAAAGGTTTCAATTGGAATAATCTCATGCTTCAAAGATGGACAGACCATAACGGTGTAGAACATCGAGTGCTAGATGACTATGAACGCAATAGAGTGCTAGTTGATCTCTCTGCGCAGCCTGCAGAGATCAAGACCAAAATTGTAGATACAATTAATAAAGGCGCAGTTCGTAAAAGTTGCTCAATGGTAGGCGCACAATTCTTAAAGTTTTGTGGCAAATACGAGTTGAATAGACTAAGTGAAAACAGCACACAATTTGCAGAATTCTTAGGAGCGGAGTATCCAGGATGATCACTTGGCTTATATTGGCCTTGTTGTTTTTTAAACACTTTCTAGCAGACTTTTGCTGGCAAAGTGATCGAATGATCAAAGACAAAGGTCACCTTGGGAGATTGGGTGGCCTTCAGCATGCAGGCTTACACGGTGTGCTGACCTATGTGATACTGATGCATTTTTTGAATATACAGGCATGCATAATGATTGCTATATTTGATAGTGTAATGCATTATATCTTTGACTTCATGCATCGCAGAGCTACAGTAAAACTAAATGTAGATTCTAACGCTTTTTGGGTATGGATTGGTATAGATCAATTCCTACACGCAATGATATACTTGATTATTGGTTTTACAGTTGCTTTTTTAACTACAGATTTTATATAAGGACATGATAATGAATTGGTTACGACGATCAATACGCAGTTGGTTAATGCAAGAAGAATCAGTAATGGCACAACGAGAAACAGTGGTTTCAAACAGAGATACTCCTAGACAAGATGGTTTAAACTTCTGTCTATATCGAGCTGTAGGTGGTCATGTTCTTGAATGTAGAATATATAATGCAAAGACAGATCGTCACGAAGGTACATTGTACATGATTCACGATGATGAGGACTTTGCTAAACAAGTAGCACAGGCAATTATGTTAGAGCAAATGAAACTATGAGCCATTATTCTATAGCAACTGGTGGCGGTGGAATTGGACCAATTACTGTTAGCGATATGTCCGGAATTGATTTAAGTTTTGGAGAAAAAAAATTGCCAAATAAAAAAATATCTTTTGATGTACATACCGCACACGGAGGGTATGTTGTAAAGGTTACTAAAGGTTTTTCCGGTGATGACGATATGTATGTTATTGCTGATGGTCAAGACCTTGGTCAAGAATTAGGTAAAATCGTCACACATTATACATTGTCAAAAGAATGAATCAGCCAATAGCCAAACCAGTTATAAAAAATAAATTTTGGGTCGTCGAAAATCACGGTCAAAAAATTGCAACCATTCAAGCTAGAGATGATGGTGGATTTGTTTATGTTCATGATGAGCATAGAGAATTTTTTCCTAGTGTAAAAATATTAAAACAAAAATATAAAATTAAATTTGGCTCTCTTAACAAGAACATCAAAACTTTATCTAAGAATGTTTATGGCTTTCCTATAAACGGAAGATCGTTTAATGAGGTATGGGACGTACAACGAAAACTACCTATCTATAGTAAAACAGCCAAAAGTAAAAGTTTATTTTGTGCAGGTTATTATTTGATCAAACTTAATGGCACTTGGTCAACACATTACTGTCCAAAAAATATTACTCTAAGTAGGTATAACTATTTAGGACCATATAAAACAAAAGAAGAAACTAATTTAGTACTAAAGGAACTAGAATGCAAAAATTAAGTTTATCGATTAAAAATTTTAACGACCGTGTAAAAGTTATGAATCAAACAGGCAGCAAACAATTATGCCTTTCTACAGATGAAGCTAGAAATTTGCATGCCGATATTTTTAACTTGCTAGCTAATATTGCCGAACTTTCTGCTTCTGCATCAACTAATGTTCCTACAGTGTCTGGGTTAGACGGCGGCGGTTTTTAACGTAAACTGCGCATTTTACAGCATAAATACAAAGTTCAAGGATACAAGATGTCTAGACCTAAACCAACAATACTGTTAGAACATGTAAACAAATCTAACTATAAAAGTGACCAAGTTTTGAGCAGTGAGGGAATTTGGGCAGTATTCTACGACGATAAACCAATTAATTTAAAAAGTTCAAACATGCTAGTAGCATACCCTGGCCCAAAATATAAAAAAGTAAGTTTCAGTAATAGTGGGCATGCTATTAATCTTGCTAAAAAATTAAACACATTGTTCAAGACTGACAAATTTACAGTAGTATTAATGAAACAAGGTGACCAAATTTACCCTAAATCAACATAATTATACTCAACTGTTTATAAACAAAATTGGTTTGAATACTGCCGAGTTTGATAGATATAGCAAAGAATGGTGGTGGAACCATACTAATATAACAAATCTTAGACTAAGTAATTATGGATTCAAGGTTATACAAACAGGCAGAATTCCTTACTATAGCATTAAACTAATAGAACCACTTAAAAATCGTACTTTGTTACAGATGAGTAGGTTACTTACTTGTCCTTACTACATTAAAACTTTAGATCTTATTTACTTACTAGGTGAAGAAGAATTCGTACTTTTAAAGTTACACGCAGACAATCTTCAGCAATACTTAGACAACTTGCAACTTTAACAACCGTTGCGCATAATTCGCGGTTTGCTTATAATATATAGTCGTTGATAGGAGGCTATATGTTAGCACAAAGTTACATTAGCAAATATGCAACACAAAAAACCAGCAAAGGTTTTAAAAGTCAATGGCACAAAATACCCGCAACAGAAAAATGGGTAGAGTACATGCTAGACAAGCATGACATTAACAAAATATTAATGCATAGCGATTTTGCAACAAAAATGGATTTGTTAGATGTTTTGCAAGTGTTAGAACGCAAAATAGACTATATGTATCGCCATCCAAATTTTGATTTTAAAGAAGCAACAGATTGGTTTCATCGGCTCAAAAATGCAACAAAAGTTGCTAACTTAACAACCAATCAAAAGTTACAAGATCGCAACAAAAAAAAGCGTAGACCAAAATAGAGTCTTTTGTTATAGTTTGGCTATGAAATTTATTTTACTCAGCCTAGCAATTAACCCGCCCGCTTACATGGGTACTTACGATTCGCTTAAAAGTTGCGAAAATGCAATTGTTGCAATTTATGCAACCAAGCTAGTTGTGCCAAACTTGCAATATTCGCAACAACAAATGAGCGTGTTCAATAACATTATTGCAACTCAGTTGCAATATCAGCAAGACTACCGTTGTGTTGCAAAATAGCAACAATACAAAATGGTAGACCATAAAGACCCATTTTGCTATACTAATGATGTTGTCAATTAACAAGGAGGCTTAAATGAGCAAGACTTTTACTTTTGCAGGCACTTGCGTTGAAAATGGTGCAGTTGTTTACAAGTTTGCTAACGATGCTAATCGCGCCAAAGCACTTGAGCGTTTTGGTTGCACTGAGATTAACATTATTGCATTACCCAATGCAATGGACAAGGATGCTGCTATTGCATACTTGGCTACAGTGGGTATGACTGCAATCAAGCCGGCTCGAGGTGCCAAGCCTAAGTCAGCGGTTGTTAAGGTTAAGGCTGCTAAGACTACTAAAGTAGTCGCAACCAAAGCCAAGCGAGTTCCAAAAGAATTGAAAGAAGGTATGGATGCAGCCAAGTTCTTTGATACTTGGATGGCTGACGCTAAAACTAAAGCGGATGGATGGCGCGAGAAGAATGATATAGCCTAATTGTAGTTTAGTAGGCTCGCTAATAGCGGGCCTACTTTTATTAATAATATATGAATAATATTTTTGCTACAGATGTATTTGTAACCGACGAGCCAACAATTGGTAGTTTTTCTAACATGCTAACTGATCGTTGGCGAAACGAATTTTT